CGAATGTGACTCCGACATATATCTCGAAGGCTGCCTCGGCGTCGGCGATTGCCGTCGTCTGGAAAGTCCCGTTGACCGCCGTCGCCGCTGGTGCCCCGGCGTTCGTCAGGTTGATCAGATAGGCTGACGGGTAGCGATCGGCGATCTCGGTCGATAGCGCTGCCATGGATTATGTCGGATCCGGCCACGTTGCCGTTCCGCCCGTGTGCGGGAGGTAGTTTCCGGGAAACAATCGAGCGATCCACTTCTGGATGATCGATTCGGTCGCGGTATCAGACCAAGTGAACTCGTCATCGAGAGCAAACTTCGAGGACCCGCCGACCATCGCGTACCAGGACCCATCGAACTCCGTAAACGGAGCCACGACCACGTCGTCGATGTAAATGTTGCGGCCGACATCGACACTGTCGACGTCGATCTGGAGGTCGAGCGTCGTAATCGACTTAAACGAGTCGTACCAGTTATTTTGCCCTCCGCCAGCAGTCGTTCCGGTCGCGATTCTAAGAACCTTCCACTCATTGATCGTCATGGTGGAGATCGTGACGGTCTGCGAAGAGCCTCCGCCGAGCTGGATACTCACGATCCCCGAGTCACCGGAGACCGAGGAGTCCGTCATACAGGCGAGTTGCGCGTAGATCGGGACGTCGCGACGAACAGCAATATTCCGCGCTTTGAGATCCTGGTTGAGCTCGAAGCCCTGATCGCTGCCCGTTGCCGTGAACTGGAGAGAGTAGTCCGTCGATGGAGCTCCGGGATAATCCCGGTATGTCTTCGTGGAGTTGAAGCTCATGGCAGCGAGCTGCGCAGTGCTGCCGATATTCCAGCTGGTGATCGCTGTCGGCGTGGCTGCGGATCCGCTGAATCGTTCGAAAGAGGGGTTATCGATGTATTGGAGTGAGTCCCGAGCCGAGATCGATTTGATGTTCTTGACCAAACCAGATCCGCCGGCGACGAGACGATCTCTCGGTCTCTCGGCGCCACGGATCTCGAAGATCTCCTCGTGCTTCGAGGATCCGGTCGCCTCATCACGAATGCATCGACAGACTCTCGCCTCGGTGTGCCCGCTCTCGATCTTGTGGTTGTTCTCGTCGACCTGTAGTCGGTTGAGAATTCCCGTGTTCGCGGGATTGCTTCCAGCCGCTGCCGGAGTTGCCAGCGTCATTCCCCGAGTCTTGACGGTGTACGAGTTGTCCTGAAAGTACGTGTAAAGCCGCGAGAGGATATTCTCCGGGCTGGTCTCTGGGATCGAGGCGAAGTCCGCCCATGTGCGCAGGCCGGTCGTGATCAGATTGCGGGAGATGTCGTATTGAGTGTCGAGCCCTGAGCGGAAGCGTTCGACCGCCTCTACCATGATCGCCTGAGTGTCGAACGGTACTCCGTCCGCCGGTTTCAGGTGGGAGAGGAACTCCGCCTCGTGTGATCCGCTGCCGTCGGTAAACTTCTCGGTATTCGTGTTGCAATATTGGTCGAACTCCTCGACGAGGCGGAAGAGGTCCGCGACGATGACTTCGACTTCGGTGAGAGTCGGCATTTACCAGTCCTCAAAATCATCGACATCCTGGCCGCTCGCCATCATCGGTGGCTCGATCTGGTACTCAGGAGGGATCCCGGCGAGGCTCGGGTCCTGCTCGGCGACCGTGGGTAATTTACGATCAGAGCGCCCGGCCTGGCGAGCGTCGGCGACCCGCATCAGGACCAGACACTCGGAAGCCGGAATGTCATAGGCTGTCGGCCGATAGAGCGGCGTCCCCGGCACATCTTCTTTCTGCTTCGGGTCGTAATGATGTGATGACGCCCGCAGATCGATGACGCGGAAAGCCGCTGCTCGGTTTGTTGCCCTGCCGGTCTTCGGGTCGATCTCGACCTCGCCGATGTAACGCGGACGGAATACCCAGTGACGCAGGCCCTCTGCGAAGCGTTCGACCTGCGAAAAGGTGATCTGGTTGACAAGTCCGAAACTCCCCGGCTTCGATAGCCGGCTCCAGAGCTGTCCATCCTCGTCGTGCGCATACGGCTTCTGTGATAGTCGCTGGAAACGCAGCCCGGCGACGAGGCAATGATGGGCGAAGGGAATTCCCGATGGTCCGTGCGTCTTGATCCCGAGGAGGAACTTGACGCGACCCGGGAAGGGCTGCGAATAGTAGCTGGAAGCGGTGCCCGCCGGTTCCTTCGGCTTGTTCTTCGCACCCTTGGGTCGGCCCCTCTTTCTCGGTGCCGGCTCGAGTGCCTCGGTTGCTTCGGGGGATTCTTTCTTGTCGGTCACAGCAGCGCTCATACTCTGTGCATCCTTCGTGGAGGAAGAGGTGCGGGGCGAGCCGACGAAGCCCGCCCCGGGATAGTGATCAGGCCGTCATTTCCATGGCAGCCGTTGGAAGCGCGGCGCCGAAGCCCTTACGCATCTTGAAGCGGATGTAATGCTCGTCGGACTCCCGTGCCCGGTCGCTGTTGGCGTCCGTCGCCGCAGCCTCGGAGAGCGGTTCGCGAAGCTGCGAGAATACGGCCTTCACCGGAGCTTCGGCCCAGAAGAAGAGAAGCTGTGAGGCCGTGGCCTGCTGGTTGATCCAGGTCTCGACGACTCGGCCATCACCTCGGATCTCGTCGGAGACTCCGGCCTGCGTGCCCTGCACGAGTTCGGATCGTTTGAATCCGCCCATGACTGCATCTGCATCTGCCGGATTCCCGATACAGACGACTGTCCCTCCGGTCACGGAGACCGAATGGAGCGGCTGCGACTTCGTGTCCTGGAAACTCGCGACGGCCTCGAGCGCCTCGAAATAGGCGACGCGGGCGAGGGCTGCCGTCGTCGGAGCTCCTCCCGTGACGCTGTTCGAGTTGCCCGTTGTAAATCCAAATCGAGATCCGGCGAGGAATGTCGCGCTTCCGTCCGGTGCATTCGGCACCGTCGGGAGGAGTTCGGAATCCGTGCTCCCATTGCAGATCTGGAAGAAGACCCGCTCATCGAGGTTCGCGGCAGACTGTCCGAGCCCGCGGGCCTGGTTGATCAGGTCGCGGGTCTGGTCGTCGGCCTCGTCGTCCGCCTGCCAGGAGATTCCCTTGGCCCAGCGGTGGTTAACCACCTCGAACTGGATGCCGCGGAAACCCTCGAAAGGCAGGTCCCCGCCGTAGGCCCATCGGCCGAGGTGCGGCGACGACTCCCAGTAGAAGTAATACTCCGATCGAGAGTCCGACGGAAAGTCGAGGTCCATGCACTTTGAGAGCATATCCCTCTGAGCTTCGTATTGTCGGCGGTAGGTCCCGAGAACGGCGGTGCGGAGACCGGCTCTCTGAGACCCGCCGGCGGTGATTTGCGCTGGCATGCCTGTCTCCTTTCCTTATGTTCCGGCCCAGACAGCCGTGTTCGGCTTGCCCATGTGCTCGCCGGGCGTGAAGAGTTTGATGTCGACGACGGAGGCGGAATGCACCTTCGTGATCCAGCCGACCGCACCGGCGGCGTTCGCGACGGTGGTAAAGCTGTTCTCGTCGGACGCAAAGACCACAGAGCCGATCTGCGTCATGGTCGTCAGGTTCCCGGCCGAGAGCGTGACGCCCTGGAGCGTGACCCCGGAGACGTCGACACCGATCGTGCTCAGGAGGTTGACCGATGCGATAGCCGAAACCGTGGTCCCGGTGATCGAGTCGCCGGTGTCGCCGGAGCTCGTCGGCGTGACGCGAGCGACGCCGAGAAACTTGAGGTCCTCGTTGGTCCCGAGCCAGTTGACGACGGAGCCCTGCGAGGTCGCCGAGGCCGTTGTGGCCGTGCCGACGAGTGCGCCGTCGTAGATCACCTCACCAGAGGCGATCTGCATTTCGACGAGGTGTCCGGGCGACTCCTTCCAGTCAGCCCTTGCAGTGAGTGCCATGGCCTACTCCTTCCAGTTGATCTCGAGGTGATCCGCGAGCGTCTCGCGACTGCGGTCGAATCCGCGCATGTTCGAGGCCAGAGCCTCGTACTCGGTGTGCAATTGAACGGCGCGAGCGAAGGCGTCCGGACCCTTCTCGCGATAGGCGACGACCTCCTCGGGAAGGCTCTCGAAGGACTCGTTGCCGGTGAGCAGGCCACGTTGCCCGAGCTGCTCGAGGTCCTGCGGCGGGTCCTGCGGCGTGCTCTTGCGGTACGAGGTGACGAAGGTCTCCACAGTCGATGCCGGGTCGGTGGCGCCCTCGGCGAGCTTCACCATGTCGGATCGGACGGTGTCGTCGACCGCCCATCCCTCGTCACGGAGCTTGACACACTGCGAATCGACGACCGAGGTGATCGTGTCCTGAGTCTCGCGGTCCCGGTTCTTCTTCTCGAGAGATGCGAGGCGACCGGCTGCCTCGGCGTTCTTCGCCTCGAGATCCTTCAGCTTATCCACTTCTGCCTCGCTGAACTGTTCCGCCGGCTCCATGGAATCGGGCGCGGCCTCGGGCTCGTTGTCGTCACCACCGAGGGACGACTTGATCTCCTCGATCTTCGCGGCAATCGCGTCGGCGATCAGGCCGGGGATCGAGTCCTGCAATTCCTTGATCTCCGTGTCCAGATCGGCACCGCCGAGATCCTCGTTCTCCTCTTCCTCGGGATCGTCGTCGTCGGCCAGATTCACCGGACCGGGAGGCGACTCTTTCTTCGCAGCCACCTTCTTCTTCCGCGAGGGCATGTCGCCTCCTCCTCCTATCTGTTGCACGATAAAGAGCGAATCGTCCCCGCTGCACAGAGCGACGACGTAGGGATTCTCCTGGACCTCTCCGAGACGGAGCATAGGTAACTTGTGGTGAGGTGCCTCGGACTCCATGAGCGCGAGAGATTGGATCTCGGGCTGCCACGACGGGTGAACCTCGACTGACCGATACGGCAGCCGAAGGTCCTTCATGTCCTCGAGGTCCTCGGCGCTGACACCGACCAGGTCGGCGAAGAGCGCGTCCCGTTGACGCCCGAGGACCCGGACCTGCCCGACGTGCGTCGGACGGAAGAAGCCGACCCGGTGGCGCTTCTCGCCGTTCTCGTGATGCTCCTCGTGAACCGCCGGCAGGTGTCCGTCAGCCTCTCGCAGACGGTGGCGGTGGATTGCCTGGCGCATCCACTCCGCGTCAATCCGGTGGCGATTGCGGCGTTCTCCGGCCTCCATTTCAGCCAGGATCGGAACGGCCTTGATCGTCCACCGTCCGTCGTCGCCCTGGATCGCGGTGAAGTCCCCGCCGGGGATATTCGCCGTCTGAGGATATTCCTCGAGCGCGTGCATGTCCTCGACTGTCGTGGGCTGTATGGAAATTACAATACATGCGACGACAGTCGACATTTATGAGCGCCCACCTATTCGATCCCGACCCCGCTCCCCTGCCGATTCGCCGTCTGCGTCTGGGTGAAAAGGAGTTCGCCCGCCAGCTCGGCGTCCCCGATGAACTCGTGCGCCGGTACCAGCGCGAGAAATTTACGCACGACCTGAAGCGCGGGGAGATCCGCGCAGACCTCGGATTCATGAGCGAGGAACTCGCCGTCTTTATCGTCCTGGCACATTGCCAGGCGGTACATGGCATGCCGCTGGACGGTACCGACCGCGTTGCCTACACAGCCGTACAACGGCTCTGCACGACGTTCCCGCCGGAGTCGGTCTTCCTGGTCCTGCGCGGTGAGCAGCCCCGAATCCAGGGAGCCCTGCTGGTCGGTGACCGTGTGACGCTCGAGGCGAGCGAGGCCCCGATGCACATCTTCGACCTCTCGATCCTGCGCCGGCAGTGCGACGAGGCTCTGGAGGCCGGGAATCTGAAGTTTCCCCGGGCTCAGTCCTGCGCCGTATCGATCGAAGATCCCCGCGTCAGCCGTACATTCTGACGTTCGGACGCTGGCCGAAGCCCGATCCACGCTGGTCCGGACCGGCCCCGGGGACCCCGCTGATATCGCGATCGATCTTCGCCCCGCCCGGGAGCTTCACGCGGATCTGCCCGTTGGCCAGGAGCAGACCTTGATCCTGGAGCGTCCAGCGGTCGACCGGGAAGACCGAGCATCGGCAGTTGTAGAAGAGCGGCGGCGACAGAGAATCCCAGACCTTCGAGGTGATCGGCGCGATCAGGCCGTGAGCCTTCGCGTGATTCGGGCGCGTGTCGCTGTCCATGATCGAGTGAAACTCGAGCGCCCCGAAGACGAGTTGGACCCGGGGATCCTTGAGCTGCTCGAAGGTGCCGGCGGTGTAGGTCGTCGAGAGGTTCGTCCGGTAGACCATGTCGGCGTACGACTCGGTGAAAGGCCCGGCGGCCTGGATCGCCTCGACGGCCGTCTTGACCGGAGTGCCGACGTCGAGTGATCGCTTGAGGATATTCTGGACCCGCTCGGTGAGCTGGATCTCGAAGCTCTTCGCGAGGCCGAATCCGTGTCTCTCCTTGTACATCCTCTGGATCGCCATGTAGCGCGGCTCGCCGTCCACCGGCTCGGCGAGCTCTGGCGTCCGTGCGACCAGGTCATCGACGGCCTCGTCGAATCGAGTCTGATTCGTGACCGTCGAGATCGTCGCGTCCGGTTCGCGAAACATGATCGGAGCTCCGAAGGGATCGTCCGGGTCGAGGCCCCGGCCCTCGGCGAGGGACTTCGACTGCTCGATCACCCGGCGCCGACCGTAGAGATCTGCGAGCGTCAGGGTATTGCCGAGCAGCGTCGTCAGCGCGGCAGTGGCCGAGGCCATGCGGCCGGAGTCACCGAGGAAAACAGCCGAGGCCATGCGGTCGGCGATCCGCTGGAACTCGATCGTCGAGTCGTCGGCGAGCTGGGATATTTCTTCAGGCTGAGTCTTGAGCCGGGGCATTTATCCTCTCCCGCAGGCATTCGGGGATCTCCTCCGCGCTCAAGAGCCCGGATTGTACCGTCTCTGCGAGCGCCTGGAACCAGAGATCTCCGAGTGGGTGATCGGGGATGGTGTCGTGGCGGTGATTCGGCCACGGCTGTGTGCTCATGTTCGTGAAGTGCAGGAGCTTCGTCTCTCCCTCGTCGTAGACGTCGCGGTGATTCCAATGCTCCGGGATCGTGCCGACGTGATCACCTTGGATGACCTGATAGCGTGCGTCCATATTCCAGCAGGACCCGCCGATCGCGTCGGCCTTCTCGATTAGGGCTCGCACGTCCCATCGGCATCTCTCGCAATCGATCAGCAGGACCGAGGGATCACGAGTGCGCAACACCGACTTCCCGTCCATCGGCATGTCGTATAGCTCGCAAATGTTCGAGAAAAGGATCATATCGGCGTCGAGGTAGATCGCCCGTCCCTCGTATCCCATGAGCTCGGGGACCCAGAAACGGACCCAGGTGAATCGAGTGCCGTCCTTTCCGCCCTCCTCCCAGACGCCACGGGTCGGCCGGTCCTCACGGTCGAAGGTGTGCGTGACCTCCGCCTCTGGGCAGTGCTTTTTGATCGTGTACTCACAGACGACCGCTGCGATCCGCTCATGAGGACTTGCGGCTACAACTATTCGAGGTGCGCTCATGCTCTCATTATCTCCCTGTATAACTTCGCGTCATCCCCGATCCAGTCGTGGAGGATCTCCCAGTCCGGGTCCGGATTCTTGAACGGCTTATCGTGCAGGGACCTCGAGCGACGTCGACCGGGCAGGCCCTTCATCGATATGCAGAGCCCCGGGTCGTCAAGCAAGACGCGCCCCTCGTCCGCCGGTGTCGATCCCCAGATCCGCAAGTCGACCGAGACGTCGACTCGCGATCCGGCCGGCACGTTGTGGCAGGCCCACGCGATCTCGCTCAGACGGCCCGCATTCTTGCGCCGACTAATCGCTGTACGGCAGAGGGAAGAGTGATCCGTGAGATATCGTCCCCAGTAGCTCGGAGAACGATATCGCGGATTCACCGCCGAGGGATTGCCGACGTGGTAATAGCGACAGCCGGAGATCCCGGCGATCGCGGCCTCACGATCGATCACTGCCCGGTGCATAGTCCATAGGTATTCCGGGGAATACCAGTCGTCGTCCTCGACGAAAACGACGACGTCTCCCTCGCAATAGCCGATCGCGTCGTGGACGTTGACCGGCATGGTACATTGACACGATCCATCGTAGCCGGGGACAGTGAGGACCGAAGAGAAAGGGACCTGGCGACCGATCTCCGCTCCGCTCTGGATCTTCTCGTCGTCGATGATTATCCACTGGACGCGGAGATTCTTCAGGTCCTGTCGCTGCATCCACCGCACACAAAGCGCGAAGGTCTCAGGCCGGAAGCCGGTGCAGGTCAGCGCGGTGACGTCAAATTCCATGGACCACCCGCTCGAGGACCATCAGGCCGTTGTTGTTCGCGTAGCACTGCTTGACCTTCCACTCGTGGTGCTCGGAGAGGAAGCCGAAGATCGCCGGCAGAAGTCCGTCCTCAGCGGCCGTGAGATTGCGGTTCCTTGCGTCGGTGGTTCCGGGGACCTGACCCTCGGCGTTCCAGCCGAATGTCACGATGCTATGTATGACGATATATCGCCGGATCCGATCGTGATTGTTCGCCAGCTCCGTTGACAGATGCCGTCCACTGTGGCGGCTGTCGACGAAAAGCAGATCGAAGTCCTGCCCGGAGTGGACGTCGGCCGTGTCGCCCTTGCGGATCTCCAGCCGGGAATGGCTCATGCGTGCCATGGCCTCGAGGCCGCTCTGCGTGCGTGATCCCGTCGACTTGATATCCCAGGTCTGGAGATAGCCGACCCGAGCGGCAAGCCAGGCGACCGTCGAGCGAGCCGAACTCCCGGTGCCGAACTCGAGAACCGAGTCGACCTGCTTGCCGAGGTCGCGCAGCGTCATGAGGTGCTCGTTGAGATTCGATCGCGACTCGGCGAGCTCGCCGAGTATCACGTTAGGCGGTCGCGTCTCCTCGATCGGCTGCGAGGCATTCGTCCCCGTCTTCGCGTCGATCGTGAAGATCCCCGCCGTCGTGCCGATCTGCCGCGAGCATGGGAAGACGTCCCGGTAGGACTTCTCGCCCCGGGCGATCTCGAGCGCCTCGGCGACCTCGCACCGCGGGAAGTAATACAGGTTGCTGTCGGGGTTGCAGTTGACGACCCGCCCTCTGGCATACTGCAATGCCGGAAGAAACGCCTCGCTGTATTGGTCGTATACGCAAGCGTTCGTCCCCCACGACGGCGGATACTCTTCGTGGTAATTCGCGGTCTTCTGGCCGTCACCGTAGAGATCGAATCCGAGGAGGAAGATCGGATCAGCCCCGAGGACGTCGGCGACCTGGAGCGCGAAGGCCCCGGTATTGTTCGTGCCTTTGAGCCCCCCGACGAATTCATGTGACCAGCCGTCGATCCCGTCGGTCGAGACGTCCATGAGGTATAGAGCGTTTCCGAGGTCCTGTCCCTTGCGAGCGCACGACTTCGGTGCAATCTTGATCGACGGACAATCCCTCCACTCTCTGCGGTCCTTCACGAGCTCGAGGAATCGCGTATCCATTGCCACGACGACGTCGGGGTGCTGCCGGTAGGACGCGTTCGCTCCGATCGTCCTCCAGCTGGGATCCTTGATCTGCGAGAAATCGAATCCTCGCAGTGAGGACCCGCCACCGATCACGAAAGCCGGTTTATCCTGCCACTGGCTCGGGCGCAGGACCTCGGCGACGGACGGATATCGCTGCTGAGTTGTCATCAGTCGGGGGATTCTCGTTGGCACCGGAATCGGCGACGATAGCGTTCGCCCGCTCGGCGCTCACTCCGAGCGATAGGGCCACGAGCTCGACGGCGGTGCGTCTGGAGACGGCGCCATCCTGCAGTGCCTGGAAGACCTCGATCACGCCCGAGAGCCCGGCCGGATTCTTGAGAATGTCGGAGGCCTCCGGAATTGAAGCGCCCGCGGGACCAGGAACCTGCGAATTCTCCGAACTAGGTGAAGGATAAGGAGTGGGAACCCCGACTGAGGAGAACGGGGCATAGCTCGGTTCCACCAGCCCCGGCCCCACGGGCAGAATCACGTCGTCCGCTTCGGTCGGCTGCTCGAAGTCCGCCGCGGCGTACAGTTCCTCCTTCTTGATCGGCGCATATTGAAGGAAGATCTGTGCTCGCTCGGCGTTCGCTCTCGGGTCGTTCGTCTTCTGCGAGGTCGTCTGGAACTTCGGCCTCCGTGCTCGTGAGAGGCCCTCCGCCGCGAGCTCTCGCCGGTTGTGATGCATGAAGCAGCCGATCAGGTCCGAGGTGATCGCCTCGTCGATCACGGCGCGATCGAACTCGGTACGCTCGTCGGCGGTGTCCGCCTCGGTCTTCGCCTGCGCGAAGCTGCCCGTGTCGACGTTCGCTCCGAATGGCCGGACGCTACCCATGCAGACGGCAATCTTGAGGCTCTCGATCTTCTCGAAGACGCCCTGTGCGAACTGGAGACCGCCGGTCGGAGCGTCCTCGATCACCAGGTCGTCGTCCTTGTCGATCACGATCTCATGTCGGCCCTTCGCCTTCTCTAGGACGTCGAGCATGTCGTCGAGCTGCGTGTCGGCATCCTTGCCCGAGGCTCCTCGTTTCGACGTGTCGACCTTGCCGATACGGGTTCCCTGCGCCGATCGCTCGACGCCTTGCAGCATGTCCTTCATGACGCGAGAGCCGGCCCACCACAGAAAATACAGTGTGTCGAGGAGTCCGCGTCCGTAGCCAAGTCGGGACTCTTCCTGCCCGAAGGTCACCGAGACGAACTTGTGGCGCAGGTCGACGTCCTCCCATCTCCGGCGTACAAGGCTGAAGAGCTGCGAGCGGGTACGGAATCCGCCGTCGTCGGTGTGCTCGTTGGCAAACTGGATGCGTAGCTTGTCGACGTGTTGGAGGTCGTTCGGCAGCCACCAGTCACGAGCCGAACTCGAGCCCTGGAATCGGTGCAGGCGACGACGGCCCCGAATGAATCCATACTCGCGAGCCCGGAATACGGCATTCGCCAGCATCGCTCGGCTCTGCGCGAAGCCCTCCATGCCCTCGATCGTCTCGCGCACTATGTCGGCGAGCAGAACATCCGCCTCGTCCTTCGTCGCCGCGACGACCTGCCAGCTCTTCGCCGCGATGATCGAGCGCCGCTGCATGATCGCCTGCATGATCGTCGGGTCGCGCTGGATCAGCTCCCAGACGTTCGCCTCCTTCTCCTGCGCGAAGGACGGCTCAAGGATCTGCCACTCGTTGTGATAGAGACCCGCAAGCGCCTGCGAGTACAGGTCGGCGACGGGGCTGATACCTTGCAGGATCGGAATACCGGGCATGGCCTCACCTCGTGAGAAGGTCAGAGGCCGACTCGGGGATCCAAGGCCGACCTTCGCAGGTATGCCGACGCCGCGATTCGGTCGCTACTCGAAGACGTCGACATCTCCCGGTGTGTCATTAGCGGATGACACCCC